GCACATCACCCCACTCAGCGAAAACATTAAGAGGTGACCTAGACAATTATGTTAAACTCACATTAGACGCACTGAATGGAGTAGCATGGGATGACGACAACCAAGTAGTACGAATAAACGCAGTGAAAGTAGATCGTCTTGATACTAATTGAATTAGAAAAGTGGGAATATGAATGGGCATCTCATGTAGGTATCAGACGCTTTACGGAAAATTGGGAAAAACAAGATGCTGCCCATTATAAGCGCGAATACATGGAAGATGACAGATCCGCACAAGTTGCTGCTGCAATAGGAGAACTAGCAGTAGCACGAGTGACCAACCAATACTGGGGTGGTCACGTATGGGCAGGTAACCGACACGTAGAAAACAAAAATCGTGCAGACGTAGGTTACAACATAGAAGTAAGAAGAGTTAGAACATCTAACAACGCGGCAGTACGCCGCAGGCAACTAGGAAAAGGACTTGTCCTGTTCGTAGTCAGACCAGTACCCGACGAATTTCGCACAGTCGAAATGTTAGGATGGATAGACCACGACGAAGGATGGGAACTGGGAGGACCATCAGGTTACGACCCAGAGAACACCAGAGTTATAGCAGCCAACCATTTACATTGTGTAACAACTTGGAAGGCTGATGGGCAAGAAGAAAGAAACACCCAATAACGATTGGGTAGGGCAACTTTCCACCACACGGAAAGACAAAATCTTATACCACATACGTCCTACATCAAATGTGGAATCATTAATGGAACTAGCACCATTTCAAGACCCGATACTAATCCCATTAGAAACAACTGCTTCCATAAAAGAACTCTTAGGAGAAGTCATAGACGATCTATCCGCCGAAGACAGATGGATATTCAACGCCCTAGTAGTGGAACGTTTATCATTACGAGAAGCAGGACGCATACTAGGCATACCCAAAACGTCACTAGCGCGTAGACGCGACAAAATAAGACGTGAACTAATGACTAAACTAATAGACTCCGAACACATCAGAGACTGGCTTAAAAGATAATTACTCTTCCCAATTGGGAGCCATAGACTCTTTCAACAACCCCATCAAAGATGTAGTCCAAACAGCGAACGCTTCACCTGCTTCATCAACACCATCTAAAGCCGCTTGAAAAGCGGCAAGCAACAGGTCAGCCTCTTCCTCATGGAAGATCAGGAGTATCCCTAGAACGCCATCTGGTGACCACTTAGCATGAATGCCATCCCTGAGATCAAACAAATGGGCTGTGTCCTGAAGGTGATCATAAATATCTTTCTGAAGAGCAATCCCTTCAACCTCCATGAACTCATCCCACTTAGCCTCAAGGTCGGCTTCCATACTATTTCGCTACTTTATCTTTAACGATAGTTTTAAGAACAGACACAGCCGCCGCTAAACCAGCAACACCCGCACCCTTAGCCGACGACAAGTCGGCAACAACGAAAACACCAAGAAACGCTTGAGCGAAAGTCCACCCAGCACGTTCCAGTACATCAAATATGTTCTTCAAATTTTTTCCTTTATTAGATTAATATCTTGGACGAGGCTTCTTACGACCCATTAGTCGTTCTCGTCAAACTTAGCGCGCATACCATTAGCCATACGTAACATGGCATCCCCAGTAAGAGAACCTTGGTTCCCACCCTGAGAAGCAGTGTCCACTAAAACCTTAGAGGCCTTAGGTACCTTCATTGTTTTACCATCCAATTGATGTGGCATCATAACCTACCTTCCGAAAGGGCGACCACCATGTGCGGCGTTACCCAAATTAGTTCCCCGCAGAAACGCTGCGGCTTTCTTAGCCTTCTGACTCATATCCCACATGTTGAATGAAGAAGTAGAGTTATAAGGCTGCTCATCTTGTGAACCGAACGTTTCTTCAAACGTTCCGTATCCTTCACCTTTTGGCATAATATTTTTCCTTATTGTATAAACAGGCAACCAAATGTTTCACCATTCACCACACCTGTAACCTTCAAAAAACCTTGTGTCTTCTGAAACTCTCTAACAGCGTCACCAGTTTTCTTACCATAAATCCCATCAACAGGACCAGCATCGAAACCACGCTCCGCTAACTTTCCCTGCACCAAACGCACAGGCAAACCACGACTACGAGAAGGACGAGACAAAGGAGTCTTCTTCACCTGCTCGTGCAAATCTTTAAAGAACTGAATGATAGCAGCCCAATCAACAGACTCAGGAGCCTCAACGACACCCATACCATTCTCAACCCAATCACCTAACCACTTCTCAGGACACGTCGTATACCCTTCACGGCTCTTCTTACGATGCGTTGAAACCCAAAGCCCTTTGCCGAAATGGTACTCAGCGGCATCAACAACTGTTTGTAAAGCACGTAAAGCATTGTCGTGAGGCTTGTCGCCACCCCAACCAGTAAAGCAAACACTAATGGAACGACTGTTCCAACCCTTAGTTCCCGCTCCACGATTATCCCAACCTCGTCCCTCAAAAATAGTGCCAGTCTCATCAACCAGCCAGTTGTAACCAATACCATCCCAGCCTTTACCCATGTGATGGCGTTCAAAAGCCTTAACAGCAGCGGACCCTTTAGGTCCGTTCTTAACACCAGAGTGATGTACCACAACACCCTGCACTCTTGATTTGTTTAACTTGTCGAACTTGCCTTTAGGTGGAGGTTTAGCACCCCACGTTTCTCTAGACACGTGCTTCATAACTTATACTCCTCTTTGTCCCGTCATCTAACCCTAGAAACCAAGTCTTTCCAGTCTTGCCTCTCAGATAAACGCTCATATTTTTGATTAGCCCGCCAGTTTCTTTGAACCTCAGGAGTGTTCATATTAACTGACACACCTAACAGACTACTCAACATATTACGTGCGTGGGTTCTTTGATACTTAGGTTCATTAGGAAACATGCGTCTAAGGAAACTGATACTAGGTAACATTCCATTAACCAAATAGATGTGATGGTCACGCATCTTCCACTCGCCGCTAGGAGATTTCTTAGCCATACCCAACTCTCCTAAAATATCCATAACCATAGGAATGTTGTCCAAAGGGCTAGGAGTTTTTTGATAACGACCACTGAAAGGAATACCAGTAAAAATTTGTTTACCAAAAACAACCTCTAAAGGAGTTTTAATAATAGGTGAAGTCATACCCATACCCTTATACATTGTTTCTTTCCAACCCCCAGCACCTTCCCTGAATGGGTCATAACGGAACAAATCTTGGAACGGGAAATCAGGCGCACTGTAAACCTGAGCGCCCTTATATTTGAAAGGCATTCTTATACCGAACGGTTCCAGATAATAATCTGGGACAGTTCCCTCACCTTCAGTTCCTAACTCAAGGTTACGTTTAGCAGCCAACAAACGATTATATTTAGCAGGGTTCTTACCTAACTGTTGCAACTGGTAAGGAACATTCTTCCTAGTCCAAGTGTAAAACGGTATAAACCTTCTCATCCAAGTTCTTTCAAAACTTGTCAACTCGTCGTAATCAAACTGTGTTTTAGCGATACGATTCAACGCTTGATCAATGTTCCCACCATGACGCATCGTGTCCATACCGACACCGATACGGATCATATCCTCAGCCCAACTGTTAACCCTACGCACAGCAGCATAAGGAGCGAAACGAGGCGACCATGGTGCTAACACAACCCTAGTTCTTCTACCCCCACGCTCCGTAACACGTCCACGTCCACCTAACAACAGTTCCATGTTGCGCGCTCTGCGTAAACCGTATTCCAAATCGACAGCCGACACAGCCTGACCGCCGCCACGCACACCAACTTCTAACAGTTCAACGTAATCAACCATGTCATCGTTGGTTTTAGCCAACTGTTTCGCAGCATCATAGAAAGACATCCTGTTAGACGAAGCGTGTTTAGCGACACGAGAAGTGATACTCATAGATTTCATAATTTCATTCAAGTTCACGCCATCCACCCAAGCGTTAAAGAACGCACCCATAATGTTACGCTGCACAAATCCTGGGGTTGCGATCATACCAGCCTTCAACCAAGTCTGAACACCATCCCATGCTTTCCAAAAACCATCCACTTGCTTCGGATCATTAATAGCCGCATACGCATTGATAACAGCATAAACATTATCGTTCATTGCTTGATCTTTACTAAGCAAAGTCCAAGGACCCCACTCAGAATTTTTTAAAGCATCCTTAAGTGCTTGGATACTTACATCTCTGGCTTCTTGTGTTAAATCAAAAGTCTGATCTTTAGCCAGCATGTCGCTGATCAATGCTTTAGTGTTCCCTTGAGAATCGATACGAGTAATATCTATTCCTTGTCTACTAAGAGGACCAGCAGGTACTCCAAGAGCAGTGTCTCTTTCAGTTAAACTTGAAAACAATTCTTTAGTATCTTTTTTGACTTGTTCCAATCTTTCTTTCTGTTGGAAGAACTCGGTAGCAGCCTGCTCCCTTGCCATGATTTGATCCTTCAACTTAAGTTCAAGTTTTACTATTTTCTCTTCGTGATATTTTTGTGCTTCCGCAGCCTTATCACCCTTCGTTCGGGCTGCCTCTATTTCTACTTCTATCTCCGCCTGACGAACTAACAACTCCTGCTTCTCAGTAGCCAAAGCGTTTCTACGCTCAACCACATACTGCAACTGGGCGAACTCATCATCATCCATTTGCAAATCTGTAAACGCATAACCCTTTTCAGAACGACCAGCACGAGTAGTTAACGCCAACTCCTCAGACAACAACGCAGTCTCATCATTAAACTGCTTCAACGCAGCCGTACCCTCCTCCCACGTTGTCGTAAAATTACGAGTACCAGCAACAAAAGCCTCATGCTGTAACTCTTTATCCAAAGCAACAGCAGTCTTAATCAACTTCTCCCAACGTCTAACACGCTCAATAGGAAGACCAGTAGACAACTCGTCAAACTTGTACCCTCCCGCACCTTTCTCAACTTCTGAAAGGAACCTGCGTATACGTTTAACAGCAACAACAGACTGATCCATTTCCGCAACGTTTTTAACAGCCTGAACAACCAACTTCAACCGTTCACGAGCCTCATTAACAGCAGTCTCAATACGATTAATATTAACTTCAAACAATTCATCCAAGTCATCACGATTATTAAACACCACAGGAGGACGTTCATCATAAACGTCCGCTATGACTTGTTCCTGAGCGAGTCTAGATTGTGCGACATCCAACTCTGGTTCTGCTTCACCTAAAGTTTCTCTTGCACGTTGCGCCCTAGCAAGTTCTTCATCTTCAATGAACCTTGCTCTAACAGCACGTTGCTCAGGAGACAGATTCTCTATTTCAGCAACTTCATCTCTGAGTTGTATCACTCGTTGCTCTATATCAAATCCTTTTTGACTTTTCTCATCAATTTGTTTAAGATACTTTCTCCATTTTGCACCATCTTTATGCGTTGACCAATATTCTAATTGACGTATAACTCTTGCCCGACCTTGACCTTTCCATGTTTTAATACGGGGTGCATTATAAATAGCATAACTGCCTACAGCCAACTCGTTATTTATTTCCTCCAACACATCATCCATCAACTCAGAGTATTCTGCAAACGAACGCGCTTCTTCCAACTCTGCTGCTTTTAAAGCCTTACGTTTAGCATCAACATCAATCCGTCCTTCTCCTGCCTCATCAAATAAACGCCATCTGGCGTTTTTCATTTGAACACGTTCAGCCTCAGAAAAGAACCGATTAGGACTTATCTCTACACGGGCAGTCTGCCAAGGGTCAACATCGGCGTAACTCCAAGTATTTCCAGTCTTATTAACACGCAACAACACAGGTCGTTGAGTGCGAGGGTCACGAACACGAACCCAACCCTGTTTACCATTAGAAGCCAACGCTTCAAGATTCGCATTAGCAGGCGCAGGAGTCCAAGGACCGCTCCTGACTTCAATCTCTATAAGAGGACCCATCCGATCCGCAATTTGTTTTTCTGCATTAACAGCAGTTTGTGCATCAGCCCGACGAGCCTTAGCAGCAGATTCTCTTTCAGCCGCTGTACGAGGTTTATGATCCTTCCAATAACCTGTACCTCTAGGATCTTTGGGAACACCTTCACGCATCTTCAACTCAGCCTTAGCATTCTCCAACTCCTGAATCTGCTCACGAACAGCAACCATGTCCTCATAATCTTTAACTATGTCTTTATCAGTCATCAAACGTTCATACTCAGCCTCCGCTTTCTCTAAACGTTCAACCGCTTTACGTTCAAGAACACTCTCCCCAGCCTTAGGGCGTGTAGGACGAGCCTCCCTAGGAGGCAACAAATCTTCCACATACTTCTTTAAGATTCTTTCCTGCTCGGCAATAATCTTTTCCTGATATTTGATCTGATCATCTAAACCAGTGATACGTGCTTCGGAAGCGACTATTTGAGCATTAGTGGGTTCAGTGTAAGTAAGATTTTCATCCAACTCACCTCGTGTACCTACTACACGATCTTTTTCTCGTACAAGTTCTTTAATCTTGGCTTCAGCATCTTCTACTTTTTTTCTACCAGTAGCCCACTTCTTCTTATCAACACCTTTAGGTGTTTGACTAAGAACCTTACCTTTATCGTTTCTAATATTGACTCGCCTCTGATCACGAGTAGCAGCCTTACCGAGATAATCGCGCATCTCATCAGACTGCTCAAACCTCTCAACCTTAGGACCAACAACCTCACGTTGTTTAGCACGAGCATCAGCAACCTTAGCCTTAGCCTTAGCACGTCTAGCATCAATATCGTCTATAACCTTCTTAGCCCTAGCATCAGTAGCATTCAAAGGCTTCTGCTTTAACTCTGCTACACGCTGTTTAACAGCCTCCACATCCGCTTCAGCCTGCTGTAAACGAACATTCTCCCGTTCCAACTGGCTTCGAGCAGCCCTTAATGGGGATCGCTCAGAAACAGGTTCAGTTAAAAACGCTTCATACTCCATCAAATCTGCTTCATCAGCAGCACGAGCAGCACGACGTTCACCAGCACGAACACTAGCCTCTGCGAAAGTAATCTTTTTCTCTAACGCGGCAACATTCTTTTTACCCTCAGTAACAGAAGCCTCAACCTCATCGTAATATTTAAGAGCCGCATCATACTCATCAATAGCCGCATACAATTCACGATCAGCAGGAGCCAAGTTACCTATCTCCGCACGAATCATTCTTTCTAACTCTTCACGGATTGCTTTAATCTGATTCAAAGTTTCTGTAACATCATCAATGTTTTGACCAGCAGCCTCAGCCTCTAAAATTACTCTTTCAACTTCCTCAGTCCAAGTCTGCCGCAACTTAGCAACATCTTCTAAACTGTCAGGAGTTAAATCTTTCGTAGCAACAGACAGACTTAAACCCATTTCTTCTAAACGATCAACCAACTCTGTTACTTCATCATCAAGCGCCCAAGTGTACTCATCAATATCCTGAACAGTCTGACGGTTCTCATTCAACTCAACGTTGCCTTCATAAACCTTCTGATCAGCCTCAGCCTTATTCTTCTTCCGAGTATCTCTCCAACCTTCACGTTTCGCTATAGCCGCACGAGTCTTATTGACTTTACTTATAGCACCGCCCTTACCTTGCCATTTCGCCTGCTTAGATGCATACTTATTAGCAGCCTCCGCGATGTCGTCAACCATATATTCCAACTCTTCAGCAGGAAAAATCTTCTGCAAACGACGCATGAAATGTTGCACACGCAAATCACGACCCATACCAGTCTTATAAGAATCAGCCAGCACAGAGAAACCTTCCTCATATGCTTTCTCACCATAAGCAACCTCATATGCGTCGTCTATCTGACGACGGAAAGACTTACCAACCTTCTGAGGATCCTGTAAACGAACCACTTTGCCATTAACAGCCAAAACATCTATCTGTTTTTTAGAACCTTTAGGAGTATGCTTG